GCCCGAGCAGCACGAGCAGCGCGCGATCCATCTGGCGGACCAGGGGGTGATCGACAGCCAGGGCAGCGGGTCGATCAAGGACCTGTCGCTGGTGCAGCGTGGCGGGCCGGCGTTCAAGTCGTGGCTGTCGTTTTTCAGCTACGGGAACACGACGTGGAACAGTTGGCAAGTCGCCAAGCAGACGAACCCGAGTCGCCTGGTCGGGGCCCTGCGCCCGTTGCAGGAGCGGCTGGGCACGTATGCCCCGCCGGCGCCGGCCTCACCGGACGCCACCATCAGTGACATCGGGAAACTGATGGCCGACTACCTGGGGATCTACACCTTGCCGGCGGCCTACGTGGTGCTGGCCGGCAACGCGCTCGGGAAGTTCGGCGACGACGACTGGCTCGAGTGGTTCGCGCACATCGCCGCGGAGACGGTCGGCGGGCATATGAACGGGCTGGTGCTCTGGCGCAACATGTCGTCGATCGTGAAGGGCTACATCTACGGGGACCCCGGCCGTTACGAAGGGCCGATGGCCGCGCGCCTGTTCTCGGCCTCGGAGCAGTTGATCCGGCAGATCGTGCAGGGCGAGAACGACCTGCCGTTGTGGATGGCGGCGAATGAATGGGTCGGCCCGGCCTCGGGCGGGATCTGGCCGAGCGCGTTTGCGCGCAACTGGGTCCGCGGCTGGGTGGCGATGGAAGAGGGGCGCACGCGCAACCCGTTCGTGCTGTTCGTCGGGCCACCACCGAAGGAGAAGGGAGAAGGGCGCTAATGCCGGGCCCGCGTCGTGCGCCTCCGCCCGTGAGCTCGCGCCGGCTGACCGGCGTGCCGCGCCGGGGCGTGGTGCTGACGGACCCGGCCGGGCGCTGCTACATCGCGGCGTTGCCCGAGCACGGCGGCAGCGGGGTGGCGCTGGGCGGCGACGGGGGGTTCCATCCCGTGACCCCGCCGCCGGTGACGGGCGGGCCAACCGGGGACGTGATCGGGCCGGCCGGGGCCGGCGACGAAATGATCGCCGTCTACGACGGGGTCACCGGGAAGTTGATCAAAGACGGCGGGATGACCATCGCGGACATTCTCGCCATGATCGGCGCGGGCGGCGGCGGCGACGTGGTCGGGCCTGCATCGGCGGTGGATGACCGGATTGCCACCTACGACGGAACCACCGGCAAGGTGATCCAAGACGGTGGCTACACCATCGCGGACCTGATCGCCGCAGCGTCGGTGGGCGGGTTCACTCCGACCGCGGTGATCTTCGCGGACGGGGCCGGTGACCTGACCGAAGACCCGACGACGTTTGCCTACGACGCGACGAACAACGAACTGCGCGTGCCAACGATCGTGGGCGGGACGGGCACGACCGACGACCTCCACCTGAAGGCGACGACCGGTGCGGGCACGACGGCCTCGCGCATCTTCCTCGACGTGGGGAACAACGGCGCGATCCCGGCGGTCGAGATCACGCGCGACAGTGGCGGCAACTTTGGGGTGATGGGGGTCGGCACCGCGGGGAACCTCGCGGTGGACTGTCCGCTCAACGTGTTCGGCACCGGCGCGGATATCGGCTACCTGATCAAAGCGCGAGCGGCGGGCGGGGCGCCGAATGCCTACGCCACGATGGAAACGGGGGGATCGAACGCGAACGCGCAAGCGGGGTTCAGCTTCTACCAGCGGGCGAACACGGTTGAGTGGCGCATGGCGGTCGTCGGTAACGAAGGCAACATGATGCGCTGGCAGGCGATCAGCAGCGCGGGCGCAGTCACCAACACGGTGTTCTTCGTGTCGCCCCTGAGCAAGAATCTGCTGCTCGCCAGCGCTTACAGCAAGGACGTGACGACCGGCAAGCGCTGCCTCGTGATCGAGAAGGACACCGCGCCGACTGCGGTGGCCGGCGACACGGTGGCGCTCTACGCCAAAGAGGTAGCCGGCAGCGTTGAGCTATTCGCCATGAACGAGGCGAACGTCGAAACGCAATTGACACCGGCCGCAGTGGCGTCGGGGCCGCTCTACTACGAACCGCTGACGGATGGGGACCTGACGCAGCCGGAACTGATCTTTGCCCTGGGGGACGTGGTCATGGTGGCGGTCTACTGATGCCGGCCGTTAAGCCGCGCCTCGTGAACCTGGCGTCGGGCCTGCGGTCTGCCCAGCCGGCGGCGGCGACGGTGGCCGCTGGCGCGCTCTACTACGTGACCGACGAAGACAAGCTGGAGCGCAACAGCGGCAGCGCCTGGGCAGCGTATAGCCAGACCACGTCCCTGGTGAAGAGCGGCAACGTGCTGATCGGCGGGGCCGCATCACCGGGGGCCGGGACGAACGCGATCATTTTGACGACGGGCACGGTGCCGTCGTCGATGGGTAACAACACTTGCGGCCTGTATGCCAAAGACGTGAGCGGCACGGTGGAGTTGTATGCGATCAACGAAGCCGGCACGAGCACCCAGTTGAGTGGCTTGCGCCCGGTGGTGCTGATCAAGAAGACCACCACGCAGTCGTTGACCACGGGGCTGCGGACGGCGGTGGCGTTCGATGTCGAGGCGTTCGACATTGGTTCGTGCCATGACAACGTCACGAACAACACCCGGCTGACGGTGCCGACCGGCGCGGATGGCACGTATTTCATCACCGCGAACGTCGAGTATGCGAGCAATACCGCGGGCCTGCGTGCGGCGGAACTGCGGAAGAATGGCGCGACGACCCTGGCCCAGGTGATCGCCAACCCGGTCGTGGGGGACCTGACGGTGGTGCAGGTCATCACGCTCGCGCAGTTGGTGTCGGCCGACTACGTCGAACTGAACGCGTTGCAGACCAGCGGCGGGGCGCTGAACGTGGGCACCGATAACTCGAGCTTCTCGTGGACCCGACTGTGAGGACCGATGCTGCTTGAAGATGTGATCCAACGAGGCACGCGAGCAGCGCAGCCAGCGGCCACCGCGGTGGCGACGGGCACGCTCTACTACGTCACCGACGAAGGGGTGACCGAAAGAAGCAACGCCACCACCTGGGACGACTACAGCGATGCCGGCGACACCGTCACGCGCACGGTCGGGATCGTGATCGACGGCGGCGGCAGTGTCATCAGCACCGGGATCAAAGGGTTCGTGTCGGTGAACTTCGGCGGGCAGATCACGCGCGCCCGGCTGCTGTCGATCGACGCCAGCGTGACCAGTGGCAGTATCGTGGTCGACGTGTGGAAAGACACGTATGCGAATTTTCCGCCGACCGTCGCGGACACGATCACGGCGAGCGCGAAGCCCACACTCTCGAGCGCGACGAAGAGCGACGACACCACGCTGACCGGATGGAGCAAGACCGTCACGGCCGGCGACGTGTTCGGGTTCAAGGTCGATAGCGTGACCTCGTTGACCAAGGTCATCTTGCAGCTGACGGTGGGCTAGATGGCGGCCACAGTCACCGGTTCAGCCAGCAGCGGGCGCACCAGCGGCAGCACTACCTCGCTGACCGTCAGCCACACCGCCAACGGCGACGATCTTTTCGTGTGGGTGGGGATCTACGGTGCCCTCGACAAGCCCTGGCCGACCTGCACCTACAACGGGGTGGCGCTGGACCGCGTGTTCAGCGACCGCGAACTGACGCTGGCCGGCGTCTATCTGTTTCGGATGCCATCCGCCGCGGCCGGGACGGCGAACATCGTAGCGACGTTCTTGGCGGGGAACTACATCACATTGGGCGCGTTCAACGTGAACGGGGCCGGCGGGATCCGCGCCACCCGTGGCGCGACCGGCAGCAACACCACGCCCACGGTCACCGTGCCGAGCGTGGCCGGGGACCTGGTGCTGGACTTCTGCCAGAGCGATGCCGCGAACCAAGACTGGACGGTCGGGGCGGGGCAGACGCTCATCTACGAGATCGTGGATGCGACGAGCAACGAGAAGAGCGCGGCCAGTTACGAAAGCGCGGCCGGCACCACCACCGTCATGTCCTACACGCTCAGCGTCAGTAACGGCTGGACGTTGTTTGCCTGTTCGGTGACGGGGGCGAGCGGGGGCGGGGCGTCGAACGTGCCGTTCGTCGGGTAGACATTCGACACACAATCCGCTACCCTGCGGCATGGCCGCAGAGAAGATCCCCCTGCAAGCGTTCGACAGCACGAACCTGGCCGCACTGGGGTATAACCCCGCCAAGTCGATCCTGGCCGTGCAGTTCAAGTCGGGTGCGATCTACCACTACGCCGACGTGTCGCTGGAGGTAGCCCTCGGGTTCCTGCAGGCCGACAGTGTCGGGCGCTACTACGCCACCACCATCAAAGGCAAATACCCCGGCCAGCGCATGACCGGCCCGTGCCCTGCGTGCGCGGCCGAAGGCTGGATTGGGGACCGTTGCACCGAGTGCGGCACGGCCGACTACCAGGAGAAGGAGAAGACGCCCTATGCCCAGCCCGAAGCGAATGGGCCGACCGTCCCTGTTTCAACACAAGACCAATCGGCGGACGACGTTCCTCAGCACCGCCGGCGTGCAGGCGCTCGAAAGGCACCGCAAGCGGTTGTCCACACTGAGCGGCGACCCGCAGCCGACCGACAGCGACACCATTGAATTTGCCCTATTGGGGGAAGAGAAGGCGCACGCCCTGCTGACCAGGGTTGTCACCTATCGACGCTAAGGTTGGAAGATGCCCCGGTGCGACATGGCTGCACGCACCGGGGCGCAAGGGGTGACGACCGACCGAGGGGAGTGAGACCCCCGACCGCGGCATCCCAAGACGGACCCAGTCTAACAGGAGTGAGACATGGCTAAGACCTTGCCCAAGGGCAGACCGCCGAAGAAACGCCCCAGGCCCCGCCCACGGCCCGTGCCGGTGCCGGTGACCCAACCCCCCGCCCCGCAGCGGATCGAGCTTGTAGCGCCCCCACGTGAAGCCCTGGAGGGGGTCTTGGACGAGCGCGCCATTGAAGGCGACGACATCATGCTCGGCCAGTTGGGGCTGGTGTCCCCGACCCTGACCGTGGAGCAGGAGCGGATCCTGTCGGAACCGCCGCCGGTCGGGCGCATCCGGTTCCTGCCGCAGCGCCACCCCGTCATGTTTTTGGCGCACACCGAATACACCCGGCTGCTCAATAGAGCGTTCGGGCGGTTCGGCTGGGCGCTGGTCCCGATCGGCCGGCCGGCGTTCGACGGGCAGAAGCGCTGCATCGTCTGCCCCTACGTGCTGCACATCAACGGGGCGCCGGTGGCCGCGGCCTGGGGGCAGCAGGAGTATCACGAGTCGAACCCGGACCAGACGTTCGGGGACGCGGTCGAGAGCACGGTGGCCAGCGCCCTGCGCCGGTGCTGCAAGCGGATCGGGGTGTGGCTCGAGCTCTGGGACTACGACTGGCGCGAGCGCATGACGCGCGAGCTCGGCGTGTGCGTGACGGTGCAGAGCCGGGACGGCAAGGAGCAGAAGGTGTGGCGCCGGAAGGACGACCCGCCGATGTGGAACGAGCAGCGCGCGCCCTCGCGCCAGGCCGCGCCCAAGCCGGCCCCGCCGGCGCAGACCCCGGCCACCGACATGCCGGACGGCGATGAACCGATCACCAAACCCGCGGCCCGGAAACTGTGGGACACCGCCAAGCGGATGCGCCGGCCGGTCGACGAGGTGGCCGTGTGGCTCGGGGCGCGCTATGCCGTGAGCGGCAGCGCTGAGATCAAGCGCAAGGACTATAACGCGATCATTGCGGCCCTCGAGGCGCCGGGGCCGTTGCAGCTGCCGCGCGATCCGGGCGAGGAAGGATAACCATGACGGACGATGACGGCCTGCGGATGGGCGGCGAGGCCGACCACTTGGTGCTGACCGAGACGATCGCGCGGTTGACGGTGGCGCTGATCGAGACGATCCCGGCCGGCACGGTGGACGGCGGCACCATCGCCACCGCGCTGATCGAGATGGCCGCGCACGCGGTGTCGGCGACGTTCCCGCAGCACGAGCACGGGCCCGTCGTCGAGCACTTACAGAACTACCTGGCGGCGGCGGTCGACCGCTGGGACACCGACCCGGTCATGCGCGCCAGTCTGCGGCGATTGCTGGAGCGGCCCCGTGGCTAACGACCTCGACGTGCGGTTCGACGCCGGCCGCCACGACTACATCGAACAGGAGACGGGCGAGGTGCTGCCCGGGATCACGCAGTTACTGAAGCAGGCTGGGCGCATCGACGACCGGTGGTTCGACGACGACGCCGCGGAGCGCGGGACGTGGGTCCACGCGCGCACCGCCGACTACGACCTCGGGCTGATCAGCCGACCCGAAGGGGTCACGCACGGGTGGAAGCCGTATCTGCTGGCGCACGTCGCCTGTATGCGGGCGCTGCAGCCGGACATCCTGCACGTCGAAGAACTGAGCAGCCACCCGACGCACCGCTACTGCAGCCGGATCGACCGGGTGCTGAACCTGCACCGGGTGCGCGGCGTGTGGGAAATCAAGACCGGCGGCAAAGCCCCGTGGCACCCGGTCCAGACGGCGCTGGAAGCGATCCTCGACAGCGTCGAGAGTGGCATCCCGCCGCAGCACACGCGCCGGTGGTGCTGCTACCTGCGGTTCGACGGTGGCTACAAGGTCGAGCGGCACGACGACCCGCGGGACCTGGCCGAGGCCTACGAGGTGTTACGGGTATGCGGGCGCTATTGAGGTGGCTCGAGGCGCGGCACGCGCTGCGCTGTTCCAGTCACTGGCTGAAGGAGTTGAGCCGTGGACGAATCCCAATCCTGGCCCCCGAGACATGCTGGCCCGATGTTCAAGACGAAGACGCGCACGATCGAGAAGCAACGTCGGCGCTATCTCGTCGCCCGGCAGGAGCGCACCAACAAGCTGACCGCCGCGGCCCGCGACGGCTTTAGGTGCCGCTTTCCCTTCTGCGGATGTCGGGAGCGCGGCTACAACCCGGAGGTGGCGCACCTGACCCACAAGGGCATGGGCGGCGATCCGAAGGGGCTGCGCTCGCAGGTGGACAACTTGATCACGTTGTGCGGATGGCGGCACCGAGAAGGGGTGATCAGCCTGCACAAGGGCACGCTGCGGGTGCTGCCGCGGACGGCAGACGGGACCAACGGCCCGGTGTCCTGGCAGATGGAGGCGTGCGCCTTTGCCGGGGAGCCGGGCGAATACTGGATCCTGATCGCGCGGGAAGAGCGGGTCGGGGTGTTGGAACCGGTCACCGATTCGGCCCCGCTGATCGTGCTGGAGAAGCTGTCGCGGATGGAGCGGTGAGAGAGGGGCTTGACAGTTGTGTGTCACAAGCAGTAGTCTCTCTCATCGACCGGGGCGTGACCCCCGGCGAGAAGGAGTGAGTCATGAGTGCCCGCACATTCGCCGCCATTCGCGCCCACGTTCGTGTCGTTGTCCGTCGCCGCGGGCGTCGGATCAACGACGGGTTCGGCCATACCTTCACCGCGTGCGGTGGCACGCTGACCGCCTACGACGTGCCCTACACCGACGCCAAGCGCATGAACGCCGCCGACCGTGCGAAGTGGATCGGGTGCGATGCCTGCCGCGCGCAGGTGCAGCAGGAATTTCCGAAGTAACCGACAGGAGTGAGTGACATGGCCACTACGAAATACAACGCACTAGTTGCGGAATATCGGGCGATGACCGATGACGAACTGGCAACCCTTGGCAACACGCCGGCGAAGTTCACGGCGGTGGCCGACTCGGTGCAGCGGCACCGGGCATTTTTCAACGAAACCCGCCGCCGCGGGGCCAAGCGCATGAACGCCGCATCCGACCGGTTCTACGCCAAGCGGTTCGCGGAAACCGGCAGTTATACCGTGCTGCCCGGCGACAAGGTGGTGCGCTAATGGCCAAGACCAACGGGAACGGGAAGAAGAAAGTGATCGACGCCGAGGTGCTGCCCGCGGAGGTGGCCCTCGTCCAGCAGGAGCACGCGCTGGTGCTGCCGTGGTTCGACAACCTGGCGAACTGGTGGCGCAGCAACAAGGCCATGGTGGCGGTGGCCAAGGACCGCTTGGAACAGTCGCGCCAGCGCAAGGCGCCGGTGACTGAAGCCGAGGACCTCGCGCTGCAGGAGGACCTGCTGGCTGACCGCAACGCGCTGAAGCTGGCCGAGGAACACGCCGAGCCGTTCACGGGGGCCTTCTTTCGGATCCACCGTCGCCTGACGCAGGCCCGCGCCGAGGTGACGAAGCCCCTGGAGCAGAGCGCCGGCATTCTCCAGGGCCTCCACAACACCTACACCGCAGAACAGCGCCGGTTGGCCCGCGAGATGGAAGAGCGCGCCATCCGCAAGGCCGAAGAGGAAGCGCGCCAGCGGCAGCAGGAAGAACTGGCGGAACTGGAACGCCGCGCCGTCGAGCGCGAAGAGGCGTCGGCCGACCTGTCCGACCGGGAGCGCAAGTTCGTCGAGCAGATGGCGAAGACCGGCAACGCGCAGCAGGCCGCGGTCCTGGCCGGCTACAAAGACTCGTTGAAGAGTGCCGCCCGTCTGATGTCCCTCGGCAAGATCACGTCCGCGATCAACGGGCTGAAAGACGCCGAAGCCATCCGCCGGCAGGCCGTGGCCGTGTCGCAGGAGCCGGCGATCCCGTTCGTCAACGCGCCGGTGCGGCCGAACATCCAGAAGGCGTCCGGCGCGCGCGAGCGCACGACGTGGTCGGCGGACATCACCGACCTGCAGGCGCTGCACGAGGCTGCGCTCCGCGGCGAGGTGCCGCCCGATGTCCTGATGGTGGACGTGGCGCGCGTCAACCGCTACGCCACCGAACTGCGGGAACTGATCAACACCTGGCCGGGTGTGCAGGCGCGCAAGACCACCACGACGTTCTGAGGTGCGGCCATGCACGACCGCCCATGGATGCGAGCGCTGGAGCAGCAGTATGCCGTGCTACGCACGGCGCACTGGATGCTCGATGTAAGCGAGGCGGCAGACCCGTCAGACCTGAGCCTGTCAGGTCTGCGCTTTGCCGCTGAAGGTGCCACGACTCTGCTGCCGCACGCCGAGACTTATTGCTGGAGTGGGCCGACGAGCGCGGCGGTGCAAGCTGCCGCGCTGTCGGTGCCCGACTCTTCGACGCTGCGCCTGGAGGACTTGCCCAGTGGTGTCAGTTGGTGGTGGTTCGACGAGCCGGTGCCGATTGCGCTTCCAGACCCTGACACGTCTACACGGGTGGGTCGGGAGATCGGTGCCATCGTGATCGGCCCGGTAGTCTTGGGTCCGCCTGACGCACCGGAGCGGCTGGCCCTGATCGTTCACCGGTGGTCCCGCCGCGCTGACGACGAACCGTCGATCCTGATGCCAACGTCGGTCTATGCGATCCCGCCGGATCGCACGCTCGGCAATGTCCGCGACGACGTTGCGCTGTCGTTCGGAGGGGTAGAGGATGACACGTTTCGGCTGCGCCGGGGCTACGAGGTAATGCGCTTCGTCATTGCCGCCGCGGCCTGGTTGCGCCAGCGCATTCTGGTCACCAGTGACGGGCACGTCGAGCGGCATCGGCGCAAGCAACTGGCGCGCGAATTCGACACCCCGGTGGCCAGCACCGTGAAGATCATCGAACTGCGCCGGCTTGAGTCGGACGCCCCGCGTGATCCCAACGCAGAACCGGTCGAGTGGTCGTGCCGTTGGATCGTGACCGGCCACTGGCGGCAGCAACCCTACAAGGATGGTATCCGGCCGATCTACATCCACCCGTTTGTGAAGGGGCCAGCCGACAAGCCACTGCGCGTCCCAACGCACACGGTCTTTCACGCTCATAGGTGACCCATGCCGAAGCGCCTGGAGCGGAAGCTAAAGCGACGGGCGAAGAAGCTGGGGCTGGGGAAGAAACGGGCCGCTGCCTACGTCTACGGCACCCTCCGGAAGACGGGGTGGCGGCCCAAGCGGAAACGAAAGTGAGGGAGTGACATGGCCACCATTCTGGTTGGATGTTTGTTCGTGCTGGCGCTCTACGGGTTGTTCATTGCGCCCGAGATCAACAAGCGTTGACATTCAGACACACAAGTAGTAGTCTCTTACTCGTCGACCGGGGCGTGACCCCCGGCGGCGAGGAACCCGGACAACCGAACGGAGAGTGACATGGCCAACGACACCACGCCCCGCGATGCCCGCGAGAAGACGTTTGCAGAGAGTTTGGCAGACGGTGCCAAGGTGAAGCCCGGACAGCCCGTGGTCTTTATGAAGGACGAGCACCCCTACGTGGTGGTGAAGTTCTACGCCACCCGCGAAGACTTCATCCGCGGCACGGTCACGCAGGACATCGGTTGGACGACCCGCGCCAAGGCCACACGCTTCGCCAAGCAAGTCGGGGCGAAGGTCGTAGCGTTCTAATGGCCCCGACCCTACGCCCGTATCAGACGGCTACGCTCGAGGCGGTGGCCGACCACCTGGCCTGGGGCGAGCGCCGGCTGCTGGTGAAGAAACCCACCGGCACCGGCAAGACGGTCACGTTTGCGGCCATGCCGACCTGGGACCGGATCGGGTCGTTTCTGCTCGAGCACCGGGGCCGGGGCGCGCAAATGCTGGTCGTTGCGCACCGCGAAGAACTGCTCGACCAGGCCGCGGAGAAGATCCAGGCCCAGCACCCGGACTGGATGGTGGACGTGGAGCAGGGCCCGCGCGTGGCGTCGAGCTTTGCCGACTGCGTGGTGGCCAGCATCCAGACGCTGGCCGCGCGCAAGTTCACCCGGCTGACCCGGCTGATCCGCCACCATGACTTCCGGCTGGTCATCATCGACGAGGCGCACCACGCCGCCGCGCCGACCTACCGCACCGCCCTGGTCCACCTCGGGTTCCTGCCGCCGGCCGAGGGCACCGACGTGGAGGGGATCGAGGCGATCGAATTCACCGACACGGCTGAGATGGAGCAGGCCTTGGCGGGCTGGGACCGGACGGCGCCGAAGGACCGGCTGCTGGTCGGGGTCACGGCCACGCCGAACCGCACCGATGCCATCGGGCTCGGCTGTGTGTTCCAGTCCATTGCCTACAGCTACGAGCTCAAGCAGGCCATCAAGGACGGGTATCTGGTCCCGATCGAGGCGCACGCCATTGAGAGCGACTGCAGCCTGGACGACGTGCGGACGGTGGCCGGGGAATTCAACCAGAAGGACCTGGCCGAGGCGGTGAATCTCACCGAGCGGAACGCCTTGGCCGTGGCGGCTTGGCGCGAGCTCGCCGAAGGACGGAGCACGCTCGGGTTCACGGTCGACGTGGCGCACGCCCACAGCCTCGCTGACGCGTTCTGTGAAGCGGGCTACCACTGGGCTGCGCTGTCTGGAGAAACGCCCAAGGACGAACGCAGGGCGATGCTGCAGGCCCTCAGGGACGGCACGCTGCAGGGCATCGCGAATTGTATGGTGCTGACCGAGGGCACCGACCTGCCGATGGTCGAGTGCATTCTCCACGCGAAGCCGACCAAGAGCGCCACGCTCTACGAGCAGATGACCGGGCGCGGCCTGCGCCCGCACCCCGGCAAGGACCGGTGCGTGGTGATCGACATCGTCGATGTGTCCCGCCGGCACAGTCTCCAGACGGCGCCGGTGCTCTACGGGCTGCCGCCGGGGTTGGTCCCGGCGGACGACCAGACGCTCGACGCGCTCGACGCCGAGCTCAAGGCGCTGCAGGAGCAGCACCCCAACCTCGACATTGCCGCGCTGCTCAAGGACGGCCGGCTGACCCTGGCGCAGCTGCGGGCCCGGGCCCAGCGGGTCGACGTGTGGAAGGTGGCCCCGTTGTCAGGCGAGCTCGTGCAGAGCACGCGCCTGGACTGGCTGCAGTTGTCGGACGCGTTCCGCATCAGCTACCCGTGGCAGACGCCGGACGGCCTCGAGGGGACCGAAACGCTCGAGGCTAGCCAGGACCTGCTGGGGAAGTGGGACCTGGCCCTGACGTGGAAACAGAAGCGGGACCCGGACGGGCCGAAGGAGCAGCGCCTCGACACCCGGCAGCGCTCCCTCGGCAGTGGCTACCCGACTGAGGCGACGGCGCTGGTGGCGGCCGAGCTCTGGGTCGGCCAGGAGCGGCGGAACGTCCAGCGCCTGCTGGCCCGGGATGCCGGCTGGAAAGAACGGCCGGCCTCGGAGAAGCAGTTGGACTACCTGCGCAAGCTGCGGGTGCCGTTCAAGGAACCGTTGACGATGGGGGCCGCCGGCCAGTTGATCAACGTGGCCAAGGCCCGCCGGTATCCGCGATGAGCGCCCGGCTGATCGTGGAGATCTACCACGGCCTGTTCATGGTGTGGCTGCTGGTGTTCCCGGTGCTGTGCATCTATCTCAAGGTGACCGACCCCATCGACCGCGTGCTGCTGGGGCTGTTCCTGGGGGCCAACTGCTTGACGATGGCCGAAGCCGTGGAGACGTATCTGGAGCGGAGGCCCAGGAATAGACGGCGCACGACAAAAGGCCCCCACCAGTTGTGAGGGGTTGATCTGCGGCGGGAAAGATCCTATAAAAGCGCGCGGCCGGTCGAAGGTGGGAAGCCTTCGCCGGCCGCAGATCTCACCGAACGCCTGTAGTAGGCAGGCCCCGGCTGCCGTTCATGGTAGCCGGAAAGCCTTCCAACACACAAGTAGTCGGTTCGCAACGTAGCCGTGGGCGGGTTCAACCACCCAGGCGGTTACGTCGGGCACGTCCCGCCAACTGGGGTAACCGATGGGCGGGCGCGGTGGCCACGGCCAGGCCGCGAAGAGGGGGGCGAGCAGAACCGCCCAAAATACTGGCCGCACCTGGGGCGTGTTTTCCCGGCAGGTTCGCCGCTGCCGCGATAGCCGCTGCGCCTCTGGGGCTGACGTGGTGGCGTGCGGCCGAGTGGCTGAAACGCGGTAAACCCCCGTTGGTGGAGTTTCCTGGCCAGAGGCCTGCCCTCCCTTGGGAGAGGCCTCTGGCCTCCGGATGGACGGCAACCGTTGGCTGAAAGGTCGAAGGGGGACGGATGGCCTGGAGGAACGCGGCACACCGGCTGAAGGGCGGGTGGAAGACGAAGCTGGAACAGTGGGAAGCGGAGGAACGGAAGCGCCGGCCGGCCGAGTGGGAAGCGCAGCAACGGCAGGCGGCTGAACGACGGCGGGAGGTGCGACGTAAGCTGAACGCCGCGCCGGCCCCGTTCGACCCGACGCCGCGACTGATGAACCGGAAGGGGTGACATATGGCCGGGAGTGACGACAAGATCGCGCGGTTACTGGCGAAACAGGACGCGCTGCTGATGGAGGCCGCGGCGATCAACAAAGAACTGTATGCGCTGCAGACCGGGGGCACGACGCAGGGCGAGGACTTGAAGCGCCTGGAGCAGGCCTTCGACTACTGCTGGTGCGAGCGCTACACGCCGGGGCAGATCGGCCAATACGTGTGGACCTACGCCAAGGACCGGCCGCAGTGGAAGCGGCTGCTGCGGACGCTCCAGCCCGAGGACCTCGAGGCCCGGGCCGCACGCTACCTCGCGAGCAACGAGTCGTATTACGTCGAGCGCCGGCACCCGTTTGCGCTGTTCGCCAGCAGCGTGAACCGTTGGGGCGCGGAACGCACCGACAGTTTCATGCTCGGGGCCCCGCCGGCGGACTGCCGGCACGTCCCGCGCTGCCGGACGGCGGCGGACCACACGCAGGCCATCAGCGCGGAGATGCGGGTGCCCCGGTGAAGAAGGCCCCGAAAGACGACACGCTGCCGCACAGCCTGGAGGCGGAAACGAGCGTGCTGGGCGCGCTGCTGATCGACAACACCGCGCTGGAACTGATCGACCAGACGCTGACCGGCCAGGAATTCTACCGGTTGGCGCACCGGCAGTTGTTCCTGGCCATGGTGCGGCTGCTGGAGCGCAAGGTGGCGGTGGACTTCACGACGTTGAAGGACGAGCTCGAGCGCACCGGCGAACTCGAGGCGGTCGGCGGGCCGGGGTATCTCGCGAGCCTGACGGACGGGGTGCCGCGGTCGGTGAACGTGGCGCACTACGCGGCGATCGTGCGCGAGAAGTATCGGCTGCGCCAGGTGATCGACACCACGAACCGGATCCTGTCGCAGGCCTACGCCGCGGAAGAGAGTGCCGACACGATCGTGGCCGCGGCGGACAAGGCGATCCTCGACCTGCATCTGCAGCGCCCGGCCGGGCACGTCAAGGCCAAGGACCTGATCAATGGGCTGTTCGACGACTTGGAATGGCGGCACGCGCACCAGGGCGAGGTGACCGGCATTCCCACGGGGTTCAAGTCGGTCGACGACCTGACGTTCGGGTGGCAGGCGGCGGACATGAACGTGCTGGCCGCCCGGCCGTCGATGGGCAAGACCACGTGGCTGCTGAATACGGCCATCGCCGCGAGCGAAGCCGGCAAGCGGGTGGTGATCTTCTCGCTGGAGATGCGCGTGAAACATCTGCGGGACCGGCTGCTGGCGGTCTTGTCCGGGGTCGAACTCACGCGGATCCAGAGTGGGGTGCTGGGGGCGAAGGACCACGCGCGGATCGCGGACGGCATGGAGCGCCTGAGCACGCTCGAGCTCCTGATCGACGACCGGCCCGGGCAGACGGTGCGGCAGATCCGTGGCGCGTGCCGGCGCATCAAGGCCGAGGGGGGCCTGGACCTGGTGGTGATCGACTACGCCCAACTGATCCCGGGCGAGCTCGAGGGGCGCAACCAGGGCAACCGCTACGCCGAAATGTCAGACATCAGCACCCGGACCAAGAACGAGATCGCCGGGGACCTGCACGTGGCCACGTTTCTGGTGTCGCAATTGAACCGGGCCGCGGATGGACGGATGGACCCGCGCCCGCAGTTGTCGGACTTGCGGGAGAGCGGGCGGCTGGAAGAAGACGCGGACATGGTGGCGTTCCTGTATCGGCCGAACCACCTGGCCAGCGGCACCACTGAATTTATTGTGGCCAAGCAGCGCAACGGGAACGCCGGCACACTCAACCTGACGTTCGACCGGTCGACGCAGCAATTCCACGACGGTGGCGAGCCGTTGCCGGAGCGGGTGCGGGCTCCGCGCCGGCCGGCATCACCGGGAAAACTGGTGGCCCCGAAGCCGACTTCTGGATCAGAATGACGGCGCGCAAACGCATGGCTTACTTCGTCGGCGCGGACCCGGGCAAGAGCGGCGGACTGGCGCTGCTCGACCACCGCGGCACGGTGGTGACGACGACGCCGATGCCCGAGGTGGACGCGGACCTCCTGGCGTGGCTGACGATCGCCCGGCGCGAGGCGAAGGCCGCCGGGCACCCGTGCCGGGCCTGGGTCGAGGCGGTGCATTCGTCGCCCCAGATGGGGGTTGTGAGCGCGTTCACGTTTGGCCAGCAGGACGGGCGGTTGAAGATGGCGCTGCGCGCGGCCGGCGTGGCCTACACGCTGGTCACGGCCTGGACCTGGCAGCGCGGCTTGGGGATCGTGCCGCACGCCGGCGACAAGCGGGTGATGAAGATCCTGGCGCAGCGCTGGTTCCCGAAGGAAAAGATCACCCATGCGATCGCGGATGCCCTGCTGATCGCGGAATACGGCCGGCTGCAGGCCGGCGGCAGACCTCCGAAGGAGCGACATGGCGAAGAAGCACCGGTTCGACGCGAAGAAACCCACGGCCCAGAAGATGACGAACGGCAGCGGGACTACCCGCCCGACGCTGCCCCGCCAGGCGCAACTGCCGGGGACCGAGCAGGTGCGGAACCGGAAGCTGGACGCGGTGTGCCACGGCCTGGCGGAAGTGCGGTCGAGTGACGCGCAGAACCGCATGGACGAACTGGCCTATAAGGCCAGCGCCCTGCGCGAGATGGCCGAGAAGGGCGTGGACAGTTACACGGCCAACGGCATCCGGTTGGACCGGCTGAAGGGCGCGGACAAGCTGGCCGTGCATATTGCCAAGGACCAGGTGAGTGCGGCCCCGAGCGGCACGCCGGTGGAAGAGGCCGAGGTGTAGCCGTGGGGCGCAAACTGTCGTTCGACGACGCGCCGATCACGATCGGTCCCTACGTGCTGTCGGCCACCCGGCTGCGGGTGACGGGCAAGCCGACCTTCGACGAACACCAGGCGGTCGGTGAATACGCGCGGCGGTCCTATCTGCGCGCGGGCTGGTGGCTCGCGGACTGGTTGCTCTATGGGGATGGCCGGACGGACTGGGCCGACCGCATCGAGCAGGCGCAGGAACTGACCGGGTTTGCGCGGCAGACGTTGATCAACTTGCGGCAATTGGGGCGGGTGCCGGTGGCACAGCGCCGGGCGGACGTGGACATCAGCCTCTACTACCCGCTCAGCGCGCAACCGTCGATAGTTATAGATGAGGTGATCGACCAAGCGGTGGCCGAGGGCTGGGGTCAGCGCGAGGTGCGCGAAGAGATGCGGGTCCGCAAGCGCGCGGCCACCGTCCAGGGCCAGGCCGCGCTGGAGGGGCAGTATCGGGTGTGGCTCGCGGACCCGCCTTGGACCTACGGCCAGGCGCAGCCGAGTGGCTCGAGCTCGAGCAAGCACTACCCGGTCATGTCGATCGACCAGTTGTGCGAACTGCCGGTGAAGGCGCACACGACCCCGGATGCCGTTCTGGGGCTCTGGGTGCCCGCTCCGCTGCTCTACGACGACCCTGGCCCCTACGATGTCCTGCGCGCCTGGGGGTTCGTGTACAAGGCGCTGCTGGTCTGGGACAAGGTGCGTGGCGCCGGCGGGTTCTACACCGAGGGGTCGGTGGAACTGTTCCTGATCTGCACGCGTGGCAGCTGCACGCCGGACGTGCCGCGCGAACTACCGCGGTCGGTCTACGTCGAGCGCAAGACCGAGCATTCGGCCAAGCCGGACTTCTTCCGGCAGTATCTGGACAAACACTGGCCCGAGGGCGCGCGGGTGGAACTGTTCGGGCGCAAGCCGGCGGCGGGCTGGCGCGTGTTCGGAAACGACGCTAGGCTCTGGCACCGGGCGGTGCCGGCATGAAGCCCCAGAGGATCCCCGTGGTTCTGCGCCCGCGCGAGGTGCAACTGGCGCGGTTCGTGGCGAAGATCCGCAACGACGCCGGGATCGCGGCGAAGGCCGACAACGGCAAGCACGGGAACGACCTCGACTCTTTGGAGCGCCATATTCAGGGGTGCCTGGGCGAGATGGCGTGCGCCAAAGGCCTGGACCGCTACTGGTTCGGCGCCGGCACGACCTGGGAGGACGACCAAGACCTTGGCGTCGAGCAGGTTCGCATGACCCCGCACCACGACGGGCGGCTGATCATCCGGCCCGACGACGTGGCCAAGCCGACGATCGATCACCCGTGGGTGCTGGTGGTGCAGCATGACCTGGTGCGCTACGACTTGTGCGGGTGGATCATCGGCCGGCACGGGGTGCGCAAAGAGTATGAGAGCACCCCGAATGACCGGCCGCCGGCGTATTTTGTGCCGCAAGACGTGTTCAATGCGTTCCCGGTGGTCTGGACCCCGCCCCCGCCTGACGACGGGCTGATCCACCTGACGGCGGACGACATCCCCTGGTGACCCCATGCGCTACCTGAGCGTATGTTCGGGCATCGAGGCCGCGACGGTGGCCTGGGAACCGCT